GAAGAAGTTTGAGGGAGTTGCGGCGGTGGCGGATGATAATGAAAAGTCAATGACTCTTCTTGTAGAATGTGTTGCAATTGCAATGCAGCAATACAAGCCAGAGTTGGCTGATCCTTCAAAACTTGAGGATATTCTAGACTTGCCAACCGTATATAAGATCGTTGAAGCAGCATCAGGTACACAACTTGCTGTTGCTCAAGACGTTCTTGGCAACTAACAACTAAAGAGGTGACCAGTGGCTGACGTTAATGCTAATATTGGCGTTAATATTGATACGTCAAATGCATTAGCACAACTAAAAGCATTACAGCGTCAGATATCACAGTTTCACTCTTCAATAGCCAAAAGCAGCGAAACTGCTGCACTTGCTCAACGTGATCTGCAGAGAAATTTTCTTAATGGCGTAAATGCTATTGGGGCTTTCTCTGCAGAATTACGAACTGTAAAAACAAGCGCCGAATCATTCACTGATGCCCTTGAAAAGAATAAATTTTCAATGCGGGAATATTTCCGCTATGCAGGTGCATCTACAAAAACATTTGGTAAATTATTTACTTCTGAATTTGACACAATAAATAAAGTAGCAGAAGAAAATGTAAAGCGTCTACAAACCCAATATATTAAGATGGGTCGTGATGCAAATGGTGCTATGCGAGCAATCGCAATTATGCCAAATGAACTTGATATGTCAAACATGTCAACTCAGTTGCAAATGACAGCACAAAGACAAGCATTATTTAATCAATTAGTTAAACAGGGCTCTACAAATCTTTTAAATTTTGGTAAGAATACTCAGTGGGCTGGTCGTCAGTTGATGGTTGGTTTTACACTACCACTTGCTACTTTAGGAACAACTGCTGCTCGTACATTTATGGAAATGGAAGCAGCAGCATTAAAGTTCCGTAAAGTTTATGGAGATTTATTTACTCCAAGAGAAGAAACACAACAGGCTCTTGCTGATGTTACAGCACTTGGTCAAATGTTTACAAAATATGGAGTTGCTGTATCTGATACTGTTGGATTAGCAGCAGAAGCAGCAGCAGCAGGTTTTCAAGGATTAGATTTACAAAGACAAACTACACAAGCAACACGCTTATCAGTACTTGGACAAATTGATAATCAAAAAGCACTTGAAACTACAATTTCATTACAAAATGCATTTAAAATGTCTTCGGAAGATCTTGCTGGATCAATTGACTTTTTAAACGCAGTTGAAAACCAAACTGTTGTTTCTCTTGATGATATTACTACTGCTATTCCAAAAGTTGCTCCAGTTATTCAGCAACTTGGTGGAGATGTAAAAGATTTAGCATTCTTTATGGCCGCTATGAAAGAAGGCGGAGTAAATGCATCAGAAGGCGCTAACGCATTAAAGTCTGGTCTTGCATCATTAATTAACCCAACTGAAAAAGCAAGCAAAATGCTTGAAGGTATGGGTATTAATATAAAACAAATTATTGAAACAAATAAAGGTGATCTTAAGGGAACAGTAATTGCATTTGCAAATGCACTTGATACTCTTGATCCATTAACTCGTGCACGTGCAATTGAACAACTATTTGGAAAGTTCCAGTTTGCTCGTTTGTCAACATTATTTGATAATGTTACTAATCAAACTGGTCAGGCTGCTCGTGTTCTTGATTTAGCAGGAACTTCAATAGAAGACCTAGCAGCACTATCTGAGCAAGAATTAGGAATGACTGCAGATTCTGCAATGAATAAGTTCCGTAAGTCTGTTGAAGATCTAAAGATGACCTTAGTTCCACTAGGACAAACATTTTTAGAGGCAGTAACACCAATTGTAGAATTTATTGGTGGTATATTAGATAAATTTAATAACTTATCATCAGGTGTAAAGAAAGCAATAGTTGTATTAACAGTTGCTATTGGAGCAATAGGACCTGTTGCACTTATGACATTTGGTTTGCTTGCTAACGGTTTAGCAAATATTGTTAAAGGTGCTCTTGTATTAAGACAAGGATATTTAAGACTAACTGGACAGTCACAGGTACTTGGAGAACAAACTGAATTTTTAACAGTTGAACAACAAAAGGCTGCTGCGGTTGCACACTCACTTGATCAGTCACATGCAAGATTAACACAAACATTTAATGCAGAGGCTGGTGCAATAAGAGCACTAGCAAATGAATATCGCTCTGCTTTGGGTGCACTGCAACAATTTGCACAACGTAATCCTGGCATGATGATGCCACCAAAGAAATATAATAATGGTGTAACAATTGTTCCTGGAAGTGGTAACAAAGATACTGTTCCAGCAATGCTTACTCCAGGTGAAGCAATTATTCCTGCAGATATGACTCAAAAATATGGAGCATTAATCAATGGAATGATTGCTGGAAATATTCCAGGATATCAAAATGGTCTTGGCTTTGGTGGAAAAACATATAATATTCCTACAACATCTGGTTTAACTCAATCTGCAGTTGAGGGTGTTTTATCAAGATTTAGTAAAGATGTAGAAGGTATAACTTTAGCATTAGAAATATTACAACAGCAGGCATTAGAACTTGGAAAAGATTTTGGCAAAGTTGGTGCAGATAGATTAAAGAAACTTTTTGATGAACTTGGAGTTCAAAGAAATGTTCCAAAGGGTCAATCGTCTTCTGGAGGATATGTATTTGCTCATGCACAGGCACCAGGTGCAGATATAGTTGATAAAGCAGAAATTGAAAGATTGGTTGGACTTGCTAATAGTACAGAAGAGGGCGTTGGAAGATTCTTAAATGCAACATTAGAAACAATGAATGCTGGAGAACAAGCAGCACAAGATTTATTAGCAGCACAAGAACAAGAAAGAACTGCAAAGCAAGCATTAATTGATGCAACAACAGAAGCAGATCGTGATGCTGCACAAGCACAAATTTTAGCATCTCAAGAAGCACAAGCATTAGCCGAAGCAATTATTAAAACAGCAGAAAAAGCAAGAGTTTACACATTAAGTAATTTTGGTTTCGTATTGCCAGAAGGTGCAAATAAAGGTGAGTTTAGTCCAGCACAGGTAGCAGAACAATTTACTGGAACAAATGTTTCAAGAACAATGGCACCAGTTTATTCTGAATATGCTCGTCAACTTGGAATGACATTAGATGAAGCATTAAGTAGTCCAGAAATTGCATCAAGAATGCATCAGGATATTAATGAATTTGCTTCAAAAATTTCTATAGAAATTGGAGATGCAACAGATGGATTCCTAGATGATCCTACATTTTATGCTGCTGTTGAAAGAGCAAGAGTTGGCCTTGGAGATGCAGTATCTAATATTTTAATTAGTGCAATCGATGAAATGAAAAAAACAAGTACTCTTGTTACTTTTGGTGGTGCAGCAAATAGAGGAACAACTGGACAAAGAACTGGTTTATCATTTTCAGAACAGGGATTAAGACAAGATGTTAATGCTACACAGGCAGCCGCATATGTAAATGTAGGAACAGATGTATACCGTAAGCGTGGTGAAAAAGTTGCCAATGCAATGGTTGAAGGTGCTGCAGTAGGTGGTGGAACAGCATCACCATCTAAGAAGACAATTCCAATTGGAGAAGATATTGCTCGTGGTCTTGAAGTTGGAATGCAAAACCGTGCTGATGATGTTGCAAATGTTGGAGAAATGGTTGCAGCAGGCGGAGTTCGTGGAGTAAGTCGTGGGGCTAGAACTACTACACCAATAACACCTGGAACAGATTTTGCAGTTGAAAAAACTCGTGGTGGAGTTCCTATGCAGCAAGTTGCTAATGCTGCAGTAATTTCTGAAGCAACTAAAAAATCTGCAGAAGATATGGTTAAATCTGCAAAATCATTCCAAGACAGAATGACTAATCTAAATAGAACAATAATGGGTGGAACATTTGCTTTAGGTTCTTTATCTGGAATTGCGTCTCTTAGCAGTGGTAAACTTGGCGAATTTGCAGGTGTAATTTCTAAACTTAATTTAGCAATGTTTGCATTAATGTCTGTAACACAGATGCTTACACAAACTCAGTTTATATCACTTGCTACAAAAAGAGCAGAAAATGCTGGAATGTTAGTAGGCAATATAGCAACTAAAAAGATGGGCTTTAATACATCATTATTTTCAGGTGGCATTAAAAAACTTCTTCCAAACTTATTAAATTTTGGAAAAGTAATTGCTAGATTCTTAGGTCCAATAGGTGTGGCAGTAACAGTATTTACTACAGCATATACTATTATTAAATTAGTAAATGCTGCAAATGAAAAAACAAGACAAAAGTTAGAAGCATTCTCAGACGTTTTATCTACAACAACTAACCAAGCAAAATTCTTAGGTGAGTATTTTAATTTTATTCCAATGAAAGGCTCTTTAGAACAATTTGGAAAAGATCTTGAACAGGTTGCTGCAAAAACAAGAACAGCAAGAGATCAATTAAAAGAATCTGAAGGGTTCCAACAAGCATATGGACAAACAATAAATCAGGTTCGTGGAATGAGTGCAGAACAGGCTCAGTCAGCATTAACATTTAAGGGTCTTGAGTTAATTTCGCAGGGTATGGCAAGAGATCAAGTTCAGTTACTAATAGATACAATTAAAGAAGAGGCTGGAAAGAAAGATCTTAAATTTAATTTTAAAGATATTAAATTTGACAAGGCTGGAATAACTGGTTTAACAAATGAACTTTCTACATCGTTGGCTGGTTTTCAAAAAACATATAAAGATGGTTTAGAAAAAACATTTAAATATCAAGCAACAGGAACTGGTAGATCAGCACAGGTTGCTTTAGTAGAGGCTTTAGTACCAAATAAAGAAGCAAAGGCTGCACTTAAAAATGCAAGTGCTGGTATAGCGTCATATTCTGAAAGTTTAAATCGTTTAGTTAAAAGTGGAACAATTGATGCAAAACAATTTGGTGAGGCAACAGATGCTATGTTTGCTAGTATTGAAAAATCTGTTCCAGACACAAATACAAGACTTGCATTATTCTCAGCAGTTATGAAAACAATTGATCCAGAATTAGCAAAGGTAACAGCAGGTGTAAAGAATCTAGAACAAAAACAATTGTTATTAAAAGCAGCAATTGCTGGAGTATCTGCAAATCTTATTATGAATGCATCAATTGCTTTTAGAACAGCAGATGCATTAAATAAAGTTGCAGCAGCAAATCTTAAAGCATTTGGGTTTAAAGATACATCAGCAGAGCAAGCATACAATAGAGCAAAAGCAAATGAAGCAGCATTTAATGCTCAAAATGAATTAAATAAAGCAATTAATGATGCTATTGCATTACAGAAAAAACTTAATGATGCTGTTAATGGTGACGGTAAAAATGGTGGTACTGGAGAAAAATCTGCAATAGATAAAGCATTAGAGGCTTTAAAAAATCAGCAACAAGAACTTATAAATACTAAAACAGCATATGCTCTTTTAAGAAAAGAGGGTGTTGAAACTGGTAGAGCATTTGAAATTGCTTCAGATCCAATTCTTGCTGCAGCACTTGCTGCTGGAAAAGTAGATCCTTCAAAATGGAAAGAACTATGGGATATTTTAAAGAATGTTAATAAAGAAATAGTTGATGGAAAACTATTAGAGTTTTTTGATACAAGAACTGCAGAATTAGATTTAAAGAAACAGTTCTCTGACATAGTTCCTCTATTAGAAAAAATTGGCCTTGATGCTAATGATATTAAAGAAATTTTATCTAACCCAGATTTAGCAAGAGCATTTATTGAAGATCTTAAAGATGGAAAGATAGATTCTCAACAACTTGCAAAATATATTGCACAAATACCAGAATTAAAGAAAATTGACATTGTTCTTGGCATTAGTGCTGACGATGCAAAAGAAGAATTGCGTCGTAAAGCAGACGAATTATTTGGATTCCTTGAAAGAGCAGCACAGCGTGAATATAAGCCTAAGATTATCAACGCTGAAAAAGAAGTTGAGTCTGCACAAGCAGCGGTAGATAAAACACAAGCAATTATTGATGGGTATGAAAGAGATATAGAAACTCGTCAACGTACTGTAGAAACAACATTAAGTAGACCAATAGAGGCTTTCCAAGAACAAATTAATGATTTACAACGCTCTATGGAAATAAATTTCGAAAGACCAATAGAAGCATTAAATAATCAAATTAGTTCTATAGAGCGTACTATAGAAACAAGTTTCGATAGACCAATTGCAGCAATTCAAGCAAATATTGAACAAATGCAGAGAAGTATTGAACTTGGATTTGAAAGACCAATTGCTGCATTACAAGAAGAATCTTCAGACTTAGCAAATGAACTTACATTAATGGATAAGGCTGCAGAACAAATAAATGAAAAATATGATGCACAAGAGGCAGCGCTTAAGAAAATTTCAACTATTAATCAACAAATTTCTGCACAACAAAAACAACAACTTAGTATTGCAGATGCTTTAAGTCAAGGTGATATTTCTGCTGCTGCTAAGGCTGCACAAGATGCAAGAGCAGAGGCTGCTGCAGCCGCTTCAGAACGTGCTTCAGGTAATATTGATGCAGCACGTAAAGCATCCCTTGAGACTTTGCGTACAAGCCAGGGTATGACTAGAGTTCAAGTTGAAGAACGTCAGTTCCAAATTAGTCAACAGGTATTTTCATTAGAAGAGCAAAAAGAAACAGTAGCAGCACAAATACTTATTAAGCAAGATCAGATTTATGCTCTTGAACAAGCAAGAATTCCATATCAAGAGCAAATAAGAATAAAACAAGATCAAATTTATCAACTTCAGTCACAACAAAAGGCTACACAAGATCAAATTCGTATTATTGAAGATCAAATATACGTTTTAGAAGAACAACGTGAAGCAAATCTATTATCAATTCGTGATCTTGAGGACAAAGTTTATAACACTAAAGTAGGTCAACTTGCAGAAGATAATAAACTTCTTGATGCTGCAAAGAAAAAACTTGAAGAGGTAAAGGCAGAACTTCAAAAACGTCTTGATAATATTGATGCACAAAAAGATGCATGGGAAGCAGAAAAAGATGCAGAGATGGCTGCAAAAGTTGCTGCTGGAGAATATAATGATGTTATTACTGCAACTATTGGATTATTAAAAGATGTTGAACAAAAATGGAAAGATATTCAAACCGCTGCCGCAAATGCTGCTAAAGCAATGGCTGGTGGTGGAGGTGGAAATATAGTTGCTGGTGGAAATAAGGTTGTTGTAACACCACAAACTGGTAATAAAAAAGATGAAGATAAACCTATAACAAAAGAAGAAGCAGTAAATGCTATTAAAGATGCCACAAATGGGTCAGCAATTAATGCTGCTGTTAATGCTGCAGTTGTTGCAGGTGCAACAGCATCAGAGGTAGCAAATGCTATGGTTGGCTCTTTAATCAAGTCTGGTATGGATACACCAAATGCGCTATCTTCTGCAAGATATACAGGACAAGCAATTGCATATCAAAAACAACTAGAAGCACAAGCGGCAGCAGATGCTCTTGCATTACAACAAAGAAGAAGTGCTGCTGCAATAAAAGCAACAAAAATTGGTTTTGAATCAAAGGGTGGGTTAATTCCTAAATATTTTGCTAGTGGTGGATTTGCAAGAGGGACAGATAAAATACCAGCAATGCTATCACCTGGCGAGTTTATAGTAAGTAAATATGCTGTAAATAGTTACGGTATAGATAGATTAAAGGCTATAAATAATGGAGAAACAACTGCTGACGGAGTGTATAATTATAGTATTAATGTAAATGTTAAATCTGGTGCAAATCCTGATGAAATTGCAAGGGCAGTTATGACACAGATTAAACAGGTTGATTCACAAAGAATTAGGGGACAAAGGGCTTCATAATGGCTACATCTGCTTATATGACAGGTCGTAAAAGGTATCAACGCCCAGAGGCTGTTTTGTGGTCCAATAACTCTGGTACTTTAACAAATGGGCTATATGTGCCAAACGGATATGAAGTAGGAGCAAATATTCCTTCTGAAACAGATCAAGATTTAATTGATCAATTTATAATTCTTTCCGATAATAATCGTGGTGAAATTAATTTTAATAAACAAAGAATTGAAAAGCGCCAAAGAACTATTAATGGTCGTATGCGTTCATATCATATTGCAGATAAATTAAGCATAAGTATGTCTTGGAATATGCTTCCATCTCGTGCATATTTTGAAGTAGCAGATTTTGATTCAAGCGGTATTTCTCCATATAAAAATACAAGTGGAGAATTTACTTCAGATGGTGGTGCTGGTGGAGTAGCAATACTAGACTGGTATCAGTCACATCCTGGCCCATTTTGGATGTATTTAGCATATGATAAATATAGTAATTTTAAAACAGGTGGAGAAATTGATAATTCTTCATTTGGACATTTAGGGCAATACAATGAAATCATACAAGTTTATTTTTCAGACTTTAATTATTCTGTTGTAAAACGTGGCGGTAGCACATACGATTTTTGGAATATTAATGTTACCTTAGAAGAGGTCTAAAGTGTTTATTAATGAAACATTAAAGACTCATCTAGAAACATCAGCAACAATACAACTAAAATCATTAGTTCTTGCTGAGTGGAATATGAATATGCCAGATAATATATTCTTACTTGGTAATTATAGATACCGCCCAACAACACCTGGATCAGATTTTTTTACATTACCAATTATTTTTGACTCATTAGACTCTGGTGGATATTATACTGGTGCAACAAATGCTGATGTTGTAGTTGATGGTGGTTTTGATAATTCTGGAAATCCACAACAGTTTACACAAATTAAAGAAAAAATGAAAATGCTTTACTCACTAGAAGATTGCATTAAACCATTTAGACCACGCTCTGGTATTAATAAGCCATTGTATTTTAATAGTACATATATGCCTAATTCTGGAGCAGATATTGCACAAAGACCAAGATGGTATATGCCATCACGTTATGATCAGTTTAGATATTGGACTTCATATAGAACTGAAAACAATATAGAATATGGAATTGCAAAAAATATTTCAAATGGTCTTTATTATATTGATGATGCTGTTCCTTTTGTAGTTTATAAAAACCAAGTTCCTGCAAATAGAATTGTTGTAAAAATGCAAACTGGAGTTGGTACAGTAGATCTTGGACCATTTACAACAGCAACTGGATCAATATTAGATCCACTATATGGAGATACAAATAAAAGAACTCCAGCAAGATGGAGAATTCAATATCTTCGTAACAATAGTTGGGTAGATGCATATACATTTAATGAGAATGATACAAGAGCAGATGGATCTGCAATTATTCAACCAGATGGATATATTGAATTACAATATGGCTTAATAATTCCAGAAGCATATAAAGATATTTATAGATTTGCAGAAACATTATCATCAAGTACGCTTTTGCCAGAAAAATCTTTATTAGGATATTCTTATCTTGTTATTGAAAATGATAATGATCTTGGAACATTTTATATTTGGAATGGTGATAATTATGAAACATTTACTCCAGAATATAATTGGAGTTTAGGATCTGAAACTATAAATAATCAAACTAGTTTTGTAACTGATCTAACTTCTCCCGCATCTTTTACAGATAATATTATTGGCGGTACATCATATAGAGAATTTGAATATATTAGAGGTATAAGAGTTGTAGTAGAAACAATGAATAAATTTGATTCTACTTTTGATCTTATTGAATTTTCCCCAAGACTAGTTGTAGATTTATCAGATAAAACTACAGACTACGAAGTTACAAAAATATTATCTGATGTTGGAGTAACATCTTTGCCAGTTGGACAACTACTAGCATCAACTGGAAACCTATCACTATTTGATGATGATCAGGCATTTAATACCAATAACTCTTCAAGCATAGTTGCTGATTATGTAAGAAAAAATATTAAGTTTTTGTTTTATGAAGTAATAAATAATGTAGAAGAAGCAGACGGATTTTTGTATGATTATTATATTCCAATTAAAACTATGTACTCAGAAGGTTTCCCACAAGCAGACATTAATGCTGGATCGGTAAGTATTGAACTAAGAGATTTTTATTTCTTTCTTGAATCAATGCCAGCACCAAGACTTTTACTAACAGAAACATCTTTAAGTTTTGCAATAACAACACTACTAGATTATATAGGATTTACTAACTACACATTTAAACGTTTATCAACTGAAGCAGATCCAGTTATTCCATATTTTTTTGTTGCACCAAATCAAAATGTTGCAGAAATTTTAAATCAATTAGCAGTAGCAACACAAACCGCAATGTTTTTTGATGAGTATAATAATTTTGTAGTTATGAGTAAAAACTATTTAATGCCTGAAGAAAATGAAAGATCAACAGATTTTGTTTTATTAGGAAATAATAATCAAAGCGACACTGGGGTAATAGAAAACGCATCATCTGGAAACCTACCTAATATTATTTCTATTGCTTCTCAAGATAAAAAAGTTTATAATGATGGAAAAGTATCTTATACAACTAGATATTTACAAAGAACTTATGGCAGCATAAGACAGGCAAGTATGGTTGATAAAGATAAAACATGGATTTATAAGCCCGCACTGCTATGGGAAGTTGCAGGTACTGAAAATACTAAAACAGTAAACGAAGTAGCATCAAAGCAGGGTAATTATGTTTTAGGTGCTATTCCTATTAATTCTAACTTACCAGCAGTTGCCCCTACTGTTTCTGGCGGGGTAGTTATAAATAATACAATTGATCTAGGTGAAAGCGTATATTGGTTAACAAGATATCAAGGATATTTTTATGCTAATGGAGAAATTATTAGATATGATGCTGCAGAATTTAACATTACAGGAACTGGAAATGTTTGGATTACAAGTAATCAAGAATATCAAAAATATTTTGCTACTCTTCCATTTAATGGAAAAATCTATCCAACTGGCTTAGTTCGTATTTATTCTGTTCCTTATTATGAAACAATTGATGGTATTGAAAGGCTACAGCCAGGTGCTGTATATGAACATGGTCGTGGACAGTTTGGAACACAAATAGTAGAGCATAACGCTGGAATATCTGATTATTGGAGTAATAATTCATATGTGCGTGGATGTACTATGCAAGCACAATATATGTTTACAACAGAATTAAATCCATCTATTCCTACTACAATAGAGGGTGCCGCTGGAGTAGATAATGTTTTAGCAAAACAAACAACCAGAAATGGAGTTATTAAAAACTTCATGTCTACAAACTATTTAACTGAGACAGAAGTTAATAATTTAAAGTCAACTAAATCAGGAACAATACAATCTTCTGCCTTAGTTATGAATGGTCCATCATTTAAAACAACTGAAACACCACTAAACTTTATTTCTTATGTTTATAAAAATTTAGACAATGCATATAAATTATTTGGAACAAGATTACGTATCATTGGTAAGATTGAAAATAATGAAAATCGTGCACAAACCCCTATAGGAAGTACATCATATTATCAGGTAACTGGAGCATTACCAAATCAAAATATTAATATTGGTGGTGGATCTGGCGGTATAGCAGTATTGCTTAATCCAGAAACAAATAATGGATATTACTTTGAAATTATCGCTATGACAGAAGATAATATTGAATCTTATATTCCTAAAGATAATGCAGGCAATCCAGAGATATCTATTAATAATGTTGTTTTTTATAAAGTCAAAAAAGATTCTTCAAATGATAATGCCATTCCAGTAAAATTATGGGGTGGACTAACAAGCATCATTGTTGATGATGGTAGATTTACTGGTCAATATAGAATGTCTGGAGAAGAAAATACAACAGTATATGATTTGTCAGTTGAGTATCAAGATATTGGAACTACTCGTAGATTCTATTTATATATTAATAATAAACTTATTAAAATAGTTGATGATACAGATCCACTACCAATTTATAATAATATTGCACCTTTTGTTCGTGGATCTTCTAGAGTTATGTTTGAAAACATTTATGCTTTAGCAGAAAACTATTCTCAAAATACAGTCTTTACAGTTGGAGAAACTTTATCTAGTGCATTTGGAGACAAGGGCATTGATGCTAATGAATCATTTAGAAAATATGCAATGAGCGGTATTATTCAAGCAACATACCTCACTGGATTAAGTTCACAGCAACCACCTAAATATAATATGTATTTTGATGAGTTTGGAACAATTATGCGTGAATGTGCATATTTTGATATTAAATATGATCGTTCATATCCTGCACTTTATGCTCAACTATCACCAACGCTTAATAGAATTAAAGGATATACAACTTCTGGATTCCAAGCAGATTCTTACGGAGCAGAATTTTTAATATTTAATGCTACTGATACTGCGCTTAATCTTGATGAAACAACTGGAAATTATTTAAGAATTCAAGGTATAACATTTACACAGGATACAACCTATGAATTAACAGTGGATGAATACTTTAAAAAGAGAAGTAATTTTTCAATACCACAACTACAAGGTAGTTCTTTAATAGTATCTCCACTTGTAGAAAAAGCAAAATATGATGAAATTAAACAAAGTAGAATTATCTATGGAAAGAGTGAATTTGCGATTGAAAGTCCATATATTCAAAGCGAAGATGATGCACAACAATTAATAGGCTGGATTATTAATAAAGTTATGAAGCCAAAAAAGGCGGTAGGTGTAAATATGTTTTCAATACCTACACTACAATTAGGTGATATTGTTACCATTAATTATAAAAACGAAGATAATCTAGATCTTGTTACTTCATCAGATACACGTTTTGTAATATATAATATTAAATATGGAAGAGATGCGGATGGACCTAATATGACCCTGTATCTAAGCGAGGTATAAAATGGCAGAAGATCAATCAGTTTCAGCATTACCATTAACACCAAACAACTCTGGGCTTAATATTAGTGCATTTACTGTTAATCCAGTTTTGACTGCTCCAATAGATACTGTTCTTTATAATGAAGAAGCCACTCCAATTGAAATAATGGCAGATTTAATATTTGAAAATATAGGGGGCCAAGAATTAATTAATATTGCTAGAAATGATACTGTTAATGGACAAGATGTTATTTATCAACCAATTAAAAATCTTTCTAGTATTCAACAACAATATAACCCTAACAATATTGTTAGTCTTCAGGCTACATCAGATAAATATTTTCAAAACTTTTCTATTAAACTTGAAAACAAAATACCAGATGTTGGTAATGGTCCAAACGGAGAACATGTTTATATAGATAGTGAAACTGGTGATCTAGTTATAGACGTAATTAATATTGAAGATGGAGAGCAAATTCAAGTTGAAATTACTACCAGTGGTACAATATATGAGGCGGAATTATGATAACAAATATTGGTCAACAGATTATTGGAAAGTACCTTCTTGGTCAGGCACCAGCCTATGCGTCTTATATAGCCATAGGATGTGGAGCACAGCCACTAGCAACAGCAGACCCATACGGAAACTATTCAGAAAAAGAAAACCTTGATTTTGAAATGTTTCGTATTCCAATTTCATCAAGAGGTTTTGTAAATGATGGCGGCACAGAAAAATTAGTTTTAACTGCAGAACTACCAACAGAAGAAAGATATGAAATATCTGAGATAGGAATATATTCAGCAGGATCAAATCCGTCTGCTGGAGCATACGACAGTAAAACAGTTTTTGCATTTTCACAGGGAGAAAATTGGCAATATCATGATCAAACATCTGCGTCTGCAATACCAACATTTTCTGAACCATTAGATGATCCTAATGATGATAATATTATTGCAATAACAGATCCTGTATTTCAAACAAATGCAGATAACTCAATATTTTATAAATCTCCACGACCA